TAAACACCTTTTAGTGGCTAAAAAAAGGGCCCCGAAGGGCCCGGTTGGTTATGCTGCTTGGCGAGCCTCGTGGAAAGCCGCCTCAGTGTCGAGCAGCTTGGCCACGTGATTTCGCTCGCGGATCTCACCCGCTGCTGAAAAGTCAGACCGTGAGACGTAGTCAGTCAAGACGTTGTACAAGGCGTAGGCGTTGCAGCCAAACTCCTGAGCGTAAGCATTCCACATGCTGACACACTGGGTAAGACGCTTGTTCACCTTTTCCTTGTAGTCAAAGTCCTCAAGGTAAAGGAACTTGACTAGGACCTGAATCGCGTGATCATGGCTTACGTACTGCTGCATCATCGCAGCCCAGTATTCTCTGGAGTTTTGGAAGTCAACGATCATGTTGATGATTCCGTCTGCTGCAGCATCAACGTCAAGACTCTTTGTGTGGTAGCTAGAGTAGCTGCTGACCACATTTCCGAGGATCTGTCCGTTGAGACACTTCATGCGAAGTCCGCCAGCTTTTGAAAGGAACCGCGTACTGCCGTCAAAACTGTTCAGCGTGCAGATCTGCATCACAGTGTCAGACGAGTCTTCACCAACCTTGAAGCTCACGTTAGGCATGGTAAATGTCACCATAGCCTTGCTGCCAGTGTCGGTTTGAGTCACGTCGACCTTGGCGTCAGCAGCGTCAATGCTTGAGTCTTCGATGCCTCGGCAGAAGGACGAGAAGATTTCCTCGTTGCTCACTACCTTGTAGTTTTCACCGACAACCGAGATCACCTCACCTGACTGGTGGATGATTGCCTTTTTCTTCGGTACCTCGATGCCGCCAGCTGTTAGCAGCTTGTCTTCGGTTACGTTGAACAGCAGCCCTTGGTCGTCGAGCTGATCCATAAGATTTTGGTAAACAGTCATTTCATTTCTCCTCGTTGGTTAAAGGCAGCTTACGCTGCCTCCTTGATCATGATTTTTTCGAACCCCGCGTTGGCGACGATGTAGACTCCGTCGCTAGTCTCGAGGATGTCGCCGACAGAAGTTGATCGCTGTCCTTTCATCCATCCCTCAAGGCTGAGGTTTTGGCTTGCCATGTAGGCTTGGTCAAGGTCGTCAGTCTCAACCTGACCGGCTTCGTAGTACTCGCCGTTTTGAAACTTGACGATGATCTCTTCCATACTCAGGCCCATGCTGTAGCCGAACCAAACTGAGTCGCTGAAGATCTCTTTGCTTGCGTGATGTACCTTGATCATTTTTTTCTCCGTGTGTAATGCTGCTCAGCAGCGTATGAGGTAATTCTACTAAGAGCCAGGTCTATTGTAAACCTCTTTTTATATATTTTTTTAGTGTACATTGCTAATAGTACTTGATAGAATCTCCTTATCGGTTGCGCAGCATGGGGCTGCAGCAGCTGACCAACGGGAGAAAAATGATATGCAAGTACCATTCAACTACACTTGGCGGATGACCGATTACTGCTACAGCGAGTTGTCTAATTTTGTCGAGTGCGCTGACGGCATAGAGAGCGGACTGCGTGAGCGATATATCGAGTTCCTCCAGGAGCTCAGCTCTCGCAAAGTCAAGAAGGCGACCCCGGTCGATGTTGATGTCCTCGAGACGTTCATCGACGACCTGGAGAACCGAGCCCAGATCGATTACATCGAAGGTCACTGGGATGAAGAGCCAAGCATCGTTGCTGGCGGCAAGAGATTCCTGCAGCGAGCAAAGCAGCTGCGCAAGACCCACAGCCTTTAAGGAGATAACAATGATAGTTGAATACAACATCGAGCGGTATAACGACAACAAGGAGTGGATACACTGCTGCTACGCAGGTAAGACCAAGGTAGCAGCGTTAAAGCGACTTAAGAAGGTGGCGGGCTTCAAGCACCACCAGGGCTATGACTTTAGAATTGTTCGGGATGAGTATGAGCCCGAGTATGTGGGGAGGTTGTAATGCAAAGGCCAGATATTCACATGATCAAAAAGGCAATGAAGGCTAAAGGCGATTTTGCCCCAAAGGAGGAGGAGATTAAATCCTCCCTTTCCCTTCCGTTTTTTCACTTTGCATACATGCAGCACCTGGATCTTGAATGGATGCAAGACAAGTATCTTCCAGCAGGGGACAACAAGGCTCTTGACCAGGCTCACATCTCCCCTAATGAGTGGATGTTCCCCGAGTTTGTGATGACCTACAAATCAAGGGGAGTGGAAAGCCGGCATGTCATAACAGTCATCCACGGTCTTGATGAATGCAGAAGCAAAGAAGAGCGCTACATCATGGAGAAGGAAGGATCTGACACCCTTGTCTATGTGTGGACATGGGACAGTGGGACGTCATCGGATGAGAACGCTGTAGACATGTATATTGCTAGCCTGTTCTGCTTGTACAGTGACGGGACATTCTCAGGTGGACCCGCTTTCGCTAACGTTGCTTGGCCGGGCAAAAAGTCTGTCGACATAAACTTTGAAGAGGATGATGAGCAGCACTATCATCTGTGCAAGACCCTGAAGGAGTCAATTGGTGGTATGCTCACGTCAATTCAGATGATGCACAACTGGCTAAAGGAGTGTGACAAGCACCCAGTGTCGGTTACCCCTGCTGCAAGGCCTAAGCCATCAGCCCTGGATAAAAAGCGTCCATGGCGTAGATCAACTGGACCAAGCATTTTGTTCCTAGACAAGATGCCCTCTCAAAAGTCTGAAGCAACCGGCACAGGCAGCAGCAGGCGTCCTCATAGAAGAAGAGGACATTGGAGAACGTTAAGCCATCCAAAGTACAGGCACCACCCGCAGTATCAACAAAAGATCTGGGTTAAGCCCGCCTTCATTGGCCCTATTGAGGAGGTTCACGACGGAAACATGTACCGCCTGATAGACCAGGACCACGGAATGACAATCCACTAATTGAAGGTTGTACATTCCCATGGCGGCAGGTTAATGTGCTATTCCCGTTTATATCAAGGGATAAACATGGATCATTACATGCAGCACATCAGACTCATGCATGACAAGTTCGATATTAATGGAGCCTTCTCAGACGAAGAGAAGCAGTTCCGTTACGCTTGCATGCTTGAAGAGGTGAATGAGTATCTTGAAGCAAAGACACGTGAAGACGAGCTAGATGCCCTGGTGGATATAGCCGTCTTCTTGTTTGGCACGGTAGACCGCATGGCTCTCACCGATGTCTTTTACCGGGCCTATGTCAGGGTTATGAAAGCCAACCTAGATAAAGTTGTCGGCCCAAACACCAAGAGAGGGGGATATCAACGTGACCTTCAAAAGCCTGAAGGATGGATTCCTCCAGATTTATCAGACCTTGCTTAAGGAGAAAACAATGAAGCGAACAAACTTTAGTGAATCAATCGGCCGTTCAAGGTCGTCTAACAACTCGCCCATGTCTGTAGTAAAGGGCATCGCAAAGAAAAAGGAGTTGACCGAAAGGGATTGCTGGCTAATGCTCAAGATAGCAGCTTACCGTCTTGACTCGGTCCACGACAAATCTTCTCTTGCTGACCGCATTGATGCTATTGCAGCAAAAGTTGATAAGGGGTAATCATGGTAGCCGGACTTAACATGCACAAGCGAGGCGGCGACGTAACTGAAGACGTCTTTGATAACACCCACCTTTCTATAGACACAGCCCTGGAAATGAACTACATCAACCGTGACTACATCACTCATGTGTGGCGCTGGGAATATGTAGCGAAGTTTCTTGGTGCAACATTCAAACCCTTTGGTGGTGGTCATGCAATCCAACATTCGCACATCTTAGACGTTGGCTGTGGCAGAGACTTTCCGCTGCCTAAAACTCTTAGCGCTTTTCGTCTGTACAACTGGGCGTCATACACAGGAGTAGATATCAACAAGCTCGAGATACCGTCACGCTTTGCTCGTCGAGTTGATAAACTCAACATGAAAGCTCTCGGCGAAACGGATGCCTTGACGCTTGACAAAGGCCACTACAACATGTTAGTGTCTTTTGAGGTACTTGAGCACATGGGTTACGAGCACGGCAAAAACCTCATGAAGCACTTGTATGATATCTCTGCGGATCAGGCAGTGTTTATTCTGTCACAACCTGTGTTTGACGAAAGGAAGGGTATGGCCCAAAATCATATTGCCGAGAGGACACGTGAGGATCTCCTAGATGTTATCAACTTCTCTGGATGGTCTGTATGGAAGAACTTCGGCACCTTTGGTGACCAAGCTGCTATACTACCTAATTTAACTTCTGAGCAGCGAGCAGTGTGGGACAGTCTTAAGGAGTACCATTGCGCAGAGACGCTAGCAAACTACTTTGCGCCATTGTTTCCAGAAGCAAGTAGAAACAACGTGTGGGTTTTAACAAAAGGAATTGATAATGACAGTCTCTAAAGTGTTAGAGGAGCGGGGGAACCGTTATGGTTCCTTTGCTGACAACGCTAGAAATACTCAACTAGCGTATGCTTTGTTTACACATGCAGAAATGCCTAATGAAATAAAAGAGGCAATCCACATGATTTGCCATAAGCTCGCTAGAGTGAGATGCGGCGAATGCATGTACTCTGATAATTTTGTAGACATAGCAGGTTATGCAACCCTGGCAGCGGAGTGGATCGATGGTCAGTCTTGATGTAGAAAAAATAAGGCAGACCTTCATGGGTTTCCTTGAGGCCAAGCGGCTTACCGACCTTGGTATGCTTGAGATCACGTGCGTTTCGTTTGTTGCAGATGAAGACTTTATATTCGGCAAACCAGACGCCAATTACATCAAGCGAGAAATAGACTGGTATAACAGCCAGTCTCTATCTGTTGATGACATGGAGCCGCCGCTGCCTAAAATATGGGAAACCATAGCAGACGATGACGGCATGATCAACTCTAACTACGGATGGTGTGTCTTCTCTGGTGAGAATGGATTCCAGTATGCTGCTTGTATCAACGAGCTGCAAAAGAATCCAGAGTCTAGACGAGCAGTGATGATCTACACAAGACCTAGCATGCACGTAGATCACAAAAAGAACGGCATGACAGACTTCATCTGTACCAATACCGTTCAGTTGTTAGCCAGAAATGGAGCTCTAGACTATATCGTCAACATGAGGTCTTGTGATGCTATCTACGGATACAAGAACGACATTGCTTGGCATCGGCATATCCTCGAAAAGGCAGCACTAGATCTAAGTCTAAAAGAGGGTAACATCATCTACCAGGTTGGTTCGCTGCACGTATACCCAAGGCATTTTGATCTTGTCAAATAAAGATCTTTTAATGCTAGAGACAGCGAAAGTCTGGGCGTCTGCTAGTTACTGCGAAAGGTTGCAAGTAGGGAGCGTTATTGCCAGGGACGGCAGAATCATATCTTGTGGATATAACGGCACCTGCCCTGGTGATGACAACTGCTGCGAGGACGAACATGGAGGCACGTTATCAACTGTCTCCCACGCAGAAGCTAACGCAATAGTTTTTTGTGCAAAGGAAGGGTTATCAACAGAAGGATGCACGTGTTATAGTACTCATAGCCCATGCATAGAATGCGCGAAGTTAATAGTCACTGCTGGAATAGTTCGGGTTGTTTACATAGAGAAGTTTAGGGATACCAGTGGTATTGAATTTTTAAAGGACCGAGGTGTCGAAGTATGTCAGTTAAGCAAGCCGTAATAGATTTAAGAGAGCAGTGCAAGTCTACCACTCTTTTCTCAGTAGCACGCGGATCTGGTGTGAGCTACCCAGTAGTATACAGGTTTGCAAAGGACCCTAGCTACAAGATCAGAATTGACACGCTAGAAAAGATTGAAGGGTTCTTCAAGAAAGATGAGGAGCCTGTAATAGCTCCTCGCGTAGAGGGATTTACGGCTGGATTATAGGCCTGTTGTCAAGTACTGAGTTGTAGTCAGTTAGACGGTTATTCATCTCTAGAATATCATCTGCGTGGTATCCTAGCCAGTTGTCCCTGTAATACGTTAGTGCGTCTGCAGCTGCTTCTTGTATCATTTCGATCTGCTCATTGTAATACTTAGAGCCTGGGTCTGCATACGTCTCTGTCAGCTGCTGGATAAAACCATCGGGGTTATTTGATTTAATAGAACCAATAACCTCGTCTATATTTCCTTCCTGCATGAAGATATCAGCGGAACCAAGAACATCATCCATTACGTGAGGCATGTCCTCCAGTTGGTATTCTTGGGAGATCCATCCTTTGATGTCGTTTGCATGCTCATGAGGATCAAAATAATCATCGTTGGGGCCTGGTCTGTATCTATCAAAAGACTTTTTCAGATTCCCAAATGCCTCAGGAGACATTTTTGCTAAAAAATTTAACGCGCTCACGCCCATAACAATTACTCCCGTATAAAGTTGTCTATATATTAAGCAGGATTAATGGCGAAGTAAACCTAAAAAGGGAAGAGGAGCTGGGGAGCCCACTCGTTAAGCAAGCCAAGACCCTTTGCCACGGGCTTTGGTATGCCAGCATCTTTGAGCGTCTTCTCTGTAAGATCACCGTATCTGCTCCACCCCTCTCCAGTGTCCCATCCGGGTGTCATGACGTTACCACCATTTTTCCACTCTGCTCCCATCATGTGGGCAGCTTCGGCTCCTGCTGTCGTTAGGTCCTCACCGGTGGCAAGGCCGTATACGCCTCTAGCAATTCCTTGTAGACCTGCCATAGGCATACCAAGGACACCTGTGACTGAATCAAGAATATCCCAACCTGTTGGCACAGGAAGTGGCGCATTAGGATCTTTGTACTCAGGCCATGGCGCAAATCCCGCTTCGGCTGCTGACCTAGGTTGCTCCTCTGCGTTAGCTCCGGCCGCAAGAAGACCGGCTCCTGAGCCTGCGGCGCCCCTTTGAAGCCTGGGGGTTGCCCAATCTGATATAGCAGATCTGACAGCTTGATCTTCAGTTCCCTGGTAAAGCTCTTGTGCAAACTCCCTAACACCAGAAGAATACGACGGCCCGCCATACTCTTCTCCGCTTTTCTTTATTGTAGATAGAAAGCCGTTATCGTAATTAGTATTTCTGTGGATGAAGTCAGTAGCTGTATTGCCTGGGCTAATACCCTTTTGACGCTCTTTGTTTAGCCTGTTCTTTAGCTGTCGAGCTGCAAGATCAGGAGTAAGACCAGATACTAACTTTAAAGGACCTGCGTCAGCATCATCAGACTGACCTAGAGCGCCAACACCTGCAGCACCGGCAAGAAGTCCTGCTGGCTTTGTCTTGTCGACGATGTTTATTATGCTGTCATCAAAGATAGAATAACCACGGTTAGATCCATCTATGCCGTACTGTGTTCCTAGTATCCCCTCATCGAGCATAAAATCTCTAAATGATGATATTGCCTGCTCCCGCGCTTCTTCCGATGTAGACGCAAGGCCCTCTAATCCGATGTCATCAGCCATAGAATCAACATAGCTGTTATAAAATTCTTGGCCTGTTTGCTGGCCATCTCCCAATCCCAGGTGCTGCTGCTCAGAAAGGGGCTTTTCCCAATCTAACAAAGAAGAACTAGGAGAGTCTATTTCTGCCTTATAAACTATGTTTCCATACTGATCTTGTAACTCATCAGCAAAATACAAGCCGGGACCTTGTAGCCCTGCTCTGCCTGGCTCGGTGCTAACAGAGCCGATGTCAAATTTGTCAAAATCAGCCTTAGATGAATGAATAGCCTCAAGTATCTCTTTGCCTCCCCTGGTGACAAAGCCAGCATCGGCCTCATCTGACTGACTTAGCGCTCCCAGCCCAACTCCACCAGCAAGCAATCCACCCATGATGTTTCCGCCAGTATACTCAGGATCGTATGCGGCTAAGTCAGCGTGGCGTATCTTTACATCAGGGCGAGAAGCAAGTATGTTGTATGTATCACCTCGCTGCTCCTTTGGTATATCAAGAGCCTGGTCGTCAATGTTTTTAAACACTACGCCATCGTAAGCTTCGCTGTCTTTTACAGCCTCTGCTATTTGATCCGTGCCTTTATGAACGCCTCGAGATGATTCTGCGTTTTGGAGCCCTTTTAGTTTATTGCTATTAGTTTCTACAGTCCTCCAGTTTTTACCTTTAGCGTTTACTTCGGCTAAATTAGAGGCATTAGTTCTTATAGGAGTTAGCTCTGCTCCCATTAGGTTGGCTTCTTCAAGTACACTACTTAGGGCTTTGTCTGCCTCAGCAGACTCTAGCGTCTCCATTTCCATATAAGGCTTTGTGGAATAGGCGTAGTCAGAAGAGGCATTAATAAAGTCTTTATTTTCTGCCAATGGATAAAGGTGATCGTAGTCTGTTAACAACCCCTTTATCTGGTCTTGCGTCGGCTCATTAAGCTCCGTGAGGACAGACCTGTAATCATACATGTCGTCATCAAGATATTCGCGAAACATGGATTGAAGATTTTTCTGATATGTCTCAGATACATGAGGGCTGCTGCTAGCCCACCAGTCAGCGTCTGATGATATCTGATCATCACTATGGCCTCGGTAAAGCCTTTCATCGAGCATGCCCATTTGCTCTTGCCGGGCAGCGATACTTGACGGGTCCATGGGTAGATCACCCGAGGCTATCTTCTGGGCAACCTCCTCTGGATATCCCTTCTTTACAAGCTGTTTTACAGAAAGCCCAGCAAGCTCAGTCGCTAAGTTTAATACTCCCATGGGTTAGATCCTAAATTTCTCATATTCACCAGAGTTTAATTCGATCTGTACTACGTCATCAAATGCAGGGTCGTCTTGTCTAACTCCCCACTTGTTGCTCCACACCTGTTCTAACCAGGGTGGATAAGCGTATTGCGGTTCGCATACCGCATCATTGACAAAGTTAAGCAGCTTGCCTCCTGTGGCCTCTCGCTTGTGACGCATGTAGGTAGCATCTGCTAGCGCCTTATTAGGATCAAAAGCCTCGAAGTGGATGAGCTTCCCATCTTCAATTTTAAATCTTTCGCCAACTTTCATTTAGACACCTTAGTAATTAGAAATGGGGGCCGAAGCCCCCAGTCAAGAGCTTTACTCCGCAGGAGCGGTCTTAGCGTAAGTTGCCATGTGGCCCGATGCAGCTTCGTTGTGAGATACAAGAGTATGCTCACCAACGATGTGTCCGTGCATTGAGTCACCAGTCTTGGCAAGAGTCTCTTGCTTCCAACCGCGCAGCGTAGCTACCTTCCACTTTTTGCTTTCCAGGACGTAAACAGATCCTGCAGGCATAAAGCGATCAGGTACAAAAGTCAGCAAGCCCCAAGGAGTCTGGTAACGAACCATGGAGTTAACGACTTTCTCTTCTGAAGCAACGATGGTGCCTCGCTGGTTGTTGTTACCCTCAAGGGCAGCAACAGCAGCAGACATCAAGTCAGCTCGCAGGTATACGCGATCTGGCTCACCACCTTCGGTCCACAGCGTCTCAAGCAGCGCATCGAAATCTTCCTGATTAAATGCAGCTCCAGCACCTGCTACAAAACCGCCAGTACCGTCGCCGGCAGTGGGGAACGTTGCATCACCAGCAGTGTTAGTTGAAATCCAACCACCAACACCGCACATTACACGAGGAGCTTCACCTGAGCCAGCATTACGGGCTTGAGTACCGAGAAGTGCAACCTCAAGGTCACGCTTCAGCTCTTTGCCCTTTTGCAAGGCTTGGTAAGCATACTCCTTGTCGCGGCCAGCAGTGTTAACAGACTGAACCGTACCGGACACGCGGAAGCCGCGCTTGCCGATCTGGGTGTAGTTACCAATACGCTCTGTCTTGTTGAACTCAGCGCCTGAGTCAGCACCTTCAATGTGAGCGTTAAGCTCAGCATCCTGAAGGGCAGTAGTTTGCCATTCAGTATAGGTGTTTTTTGCCTTCTCTTTTCCGCACTTCGTGTAGAAAGGAGTCTCAGTGGGGCTGATGTCCGAAATGATATCAGACAGCTGCTCACGGATACCGGTGACAAAGTTCTCATCTGGGTATCCAGGGCGGTTAAGGTCACTTCCGTAAGTGGAAGCGGTGATCACTGGAGCGATGTTGTCTGCTCCGTCAATTGCTCTGTTAGACATGATTGTCTCCTAATAAACTATTCACAAAATCACTCTAAGAGAAGCCCAATAGCATCCTCGATCTCTCCAGTCTGCTTGAACCTCTCCATCTGCTTACGCCGAGCATGCTGCTCAGCATTGACTTTGCGCTTACTAGAGCGCACCTGCTTTGTTTGCACTTTTTGCTCAACCCTCTTCTTTCCAGATTCGCTGTTAAGCTCTCTGTAGGCCAAAGCATCCATGAGAACACGAACGTGCCTATGGTCAACAACAGCCCCTAGTTCCTCTGGCGTGAATCCATACGAATCTGCCGCTTGAGAAACAAGTCGCTGCTTGGCTTCAACTCCTTTTTCTGGATCAAAAAGATCAGGCGCAAAACCCTGTAGTAACTCGGCCTCTTTTGCAAGATAGGCCTGCTGTGCCTGGGTCATGACCTGTTGGTTTGCCTGCGCTTGGTTCTGCATATAAGCTAGCTTTTGCTGATACTCATTTGCAGCCTTGTCGTAGGCTAGTTTTTGCTCCATGTATTGAAGTGGGTCTGATTGAAAAAGCGCTTCGTCTGGTGCTACGGGTGGAGTTGCAAAGGTTCCATCAGATAGCATCTGGAGTGCCTGCTGCACTTGCGCCCGCTCATTAGATAGCGCTGCAAAAACATGCTCAGCCTCCTTACGAGACTCAGCAACTTTCTGCATTTGAGTGTTGATATAGCTTTGTCCGGAATAGCCTCTTTTCAACTCTTCTAAGTTTACGGAATGCTCTTGCCCGTCAATCTTAACGGTGAACGATTCCGGCTCTTCTGAGTCGCTAGAGTCAATTTCGTCAATAGTTTCTTCAACATCTTCGTACTCAGCCTCTTCCACTTCCTGCTTAGGAGTTGTGGGTTCTGGCTGTGGCTGCTCAGCAACCGGTTGCTCGTTGTTGACAGGGGGAGCTTCTTGATCAAGCATTCGCTCGATTAAAGACTCCTCAGTTGCCTGTCCCAGATCATCTGTCGCGGGGGATCTCTCCTCACCGTTACCAACAAATTCATCTTCCATTTTAAGACTCCCTGTCTTTTTGGATGCGATCGTCTGCCACTATGGCGTCGAACTTTCGCTCCAGGATTCCCACGGCCTGAATGGCTTGGTGGGCTTCTAGAATCCGCTCTGGTTCAGAGTTAGGATTCTGGAAGACTGAAATGGCCTCTGACTGTACTTCAGTCAGGACCGTCTGCAATGTTTCATCCTGCATCAAGCGTCGGACTCCACTTGCTAAATCTTCAATGCGCATTACATTTGCCTCGGCGCGTTAATCTTGGCATATAGACTCGCCTCATCTAAGGCGGCTTTGTTGTCTAGCTTGGCGGCTTCTATTGCGATCTTAGCGTCAAGCTCATCACGCTTAAGGTCTCTATCCATTGCGTCTTGACCAAACTGGGCTTGTAGCTTCTGCATCTCTATTTGACCTCTCTGCTGAAGCTCCGCTTGCTTAACCTGCATGTTGGCCTGTGCTTTTACTTTCTCTGCCTCAACCAAGCCCGCAGTAGGATCATTCTGGCCTTGTTGGGCCTGTTGTTGCTGCTGCTGCTGAGCTTGCTGCATTAGCATTTGTTCTTTCTGGTCATCAATTGGCTGGAAGTATCTGTCGGCATTCTGAACTCCCGCCAGTCTAAGCATGTCCGCAATAGTATTGACTAGCTCTTTCGGCCCCACTATCCCGTTCATAAGACCAAACTGTGCGACCACTTTCTCTTGAGCAGACATGGCTTGCTGTAGCGCCATAAGCTTCTGCTGCTCGTTACCAGTTCCAAGACCAACGTTTACTTGCACGTCCATTTCGGAGTCCCACTGGGTAGGGTCAAACTGAACGAAGTTGTTGCCTGAGATACGCATCATAATTTCGTCAGGGACATTCTCTACTACCATCTTAAGAATACGCCTGAACAAGTGGCTGACTCCTCCCTCTGCTAGGTTTCTCGCCATGAGCTCAAGAGTAGCGTTGTTGGCGCTTACCATTGCCTGAGCAGCTGTAGCAGAGCTGTTAGCCTTTAGAACATCTGGGTTTAATCCGTTAGACGCTGAGTTGACACCGGTTTTGGCTTCGCAGTTTCTATCTAAGTACGAAAGAGCCTCTAGTGTCTGTCCAGCAACGAAAGGAACAGCCATTGGAGTTATAGAAGCCTGCTGCTTAGTTCTGACTATCCCGCCAATCTCGTTATTTAGCAGGTCGTCAATGTTAACCGCGCCGTCAAGAATCTCAAGCCTTGGGTTGTTTACAAGAGCTGTATTGTCGAGAATACCTCTCATAATAACCGTCGCAGAGTCTTGCTCAGAAAAAAGAATGTCTGCTATTGACTGACCAAAGAAAGAATGAGGAATGGGGTCTGCGCAGAAGTTAATGTATGGTACGTCGTCCCATGGCTCATGAGAGAGCAGCTTGTAAGAGGTTCCTCCCATCAGAAACTTATGTGGTTGAGGCATACCAGAGCCTTCAGCATCGACCTTCATGTAGGCCTCTGTAACCATTACTGATCTTGTAGAAGGATCTAATCCCTCTCTTTCATCGTCATACCCAACGCGCTCAAACGCCTCTTGATCTGCTCTTCCGTCTACACCATCAAGACCTTCGACCTCCTCCCACTTGAATCCCATCTCAACGAGCTCACCAAGGGTCATCTCCATACGCTGGCCTATAACATAGGCATCTTCTACACACGATGCACCTGGATCTACAAAGAACTGCTCAGGTGGAACAGCCTCCATCTTGATCTGACCAGTCTGGATGGTCTTAACTACCTTCAGGTCGTGAGTAGTTAAAATAGCGTTGCCACCTACGATCTCCTGCGTGGCGTGCTCCAGTATCTCTAGCTCCGGGTTGCTCGCAACGACCATCATTTCTTGGTCTGTCAGGTTTGCGTACTCAATGATTTCTTGTTTTTCTTCTGGGTCAAAAAATACCTTTGCAACACCGTTTTTGCATAACAAGGAATCATGGAAAACATCTTGAAGCAGCTTGTATCCACCTTGCCTACCAAAGACGATAGAGCAGTATTCAGATGCATTTTCTGCGGCCTGGGCTTGCTGAGAGTTAGAGCCGTGAAATTCAACGGGCTTATCGGACTGAAGGAATACCCTCATTAGACTAGGCTTGATCTGCCTAATAGTATCCCTGATCTTGGTAGCGACAATCTTAGATCTTCCCTGCTCATGGCCTATGTCGCACTTGCCCTGGTAGTAGCGCATCCCGCGCTCTCTCTCTGGGGCAACAGAGGATTCAACGTATTCAACCGCCTCCTCAATAGCTGTTCTCACAACATTGCGGATTTCAGTGTCTGATAACGGTTTTGGCTTACTCATTAGTTGTACTCCAATTGCGCCGCAGTGGACACGTCTTGACCGGCTTTAGCAGG